GGGTTTCGACATACATCACGCTGTCAATCCTGATGAAAGGGTGCATGACTACTTCAAAGAAAAATTAGCCGCTTTGCAGGAATTAGAAAGTAAAGCATCTACTGGCCCTAAGCGTAATAAGGTTCAAAATGATATTAAAAATTTCAAAGCAAAGATGATTAATGCTAGTCTAGTATTAGACAAAGATACCAAAAGAATGTTACAGGACAAACACGCTGAAAAATACGGTGAATCTTATAGAAAGGGTAAGCATTTCGCAAGCACTGGTAAGTCTTACAGAGCACAACAAACTCTTGATTCTTTGATTTATAGTGACCCGTTTATCGAGCCGGGCGCTGCTCCTGCCGCAGTCACCGCTAGACTGAGTGGTCGAGTCACTAAACCGATAGAACCAGTTGGGCCGAATGCTCACAACATAGTGGCTTCGACTTACAATGCACCGCTTTATCGGATGGAGTTTGGTCACAATGTTCCTGTTACTTTCGACTATAAGATAGGCAAAGACGGGAAGATAGATATAATCCCACTGCCTGAACCTATACGAGATAGGTTAGTTCAACCGACAATGGCTATATGGAGGGGAGCAGGTTTGACTGATGTTTTATATGGAACTGATTGGAACCAGCCTCTTTTCCTTCAACAAGAGCATATGCCTGCTCAGTTTAAGAATAATAGGAACGAAACTAACACGATTGCTAAGTCAGATGCTAACTTAGCAACACTTACTAATCCTGACATTATCCGCAAAGAGATAGGTAAAGGCGTTCCTATCCTACAACCGATGCATCGTATTTTTGATTTGGGTGACCTCGAACATCTGCGTGGTTTTACAGGCGACTGGATAGTATCTGTTATGCCAGAAGGTGAAAGAGGCTTTGTTAAGAAAGAGGATGATGAAATTACTTCGACCAATTTTACTTTGTCAGATGAAGACAAGAGCAACTTCAAGAAAGTAACTGATAACGATTATCACTTAGATGTGTTCAAGACCGAAGAGGGCTACTATATCTTTGATGTTCTCAAATATGATGACAAAGAAGTGCATGATGTGCCGATAGATGACCGAATTAAAATACTTAGAGGTGGTTTGGATGGTGTTGAAAATGTGCATGTTCCTAGTGCTAGCGATACTAGACTTACAGATGATGCTGGCCTTAAAGTTACAGTAGAAGACTTGCAGAAAGAGAATGAAAAGTTGTTACTTCGTGATGCAAAGTCTACTTACATGGCTGGTGAACTACGCCACCCTAAGTGGGTTTTGCTAAGTCCGGGTAATGATGTCGTGCTTAGAGTGTTAGAAAGAAGAGGCAATGGTCCTTACACTTATCGATTAGGCACTGGTCCAATTACTAAAGACGAAGAGTTAGGTGATAGGGCAGTAGAATCTGATGGTGACATCTACATGGATGTTGGCGCTGCTTTTGACAGTGAAGAAAAATACAACGAGGGTGACCATGTCAGAGTTAATGTCAGTAATGTAGGTGAGTCACAAACAGCCGAAGGTCAAAAATTGTTTACCGTAACCGGTTCTAAGATTGAAGAAGAGGCTGAGGGTGAGGGTTTGGTTAGCCAAGAAACATTGAGTCTACTTGCTAAGTCAGAAGGCTCGCAGTGGTTGTGTGAAGTCTATAGAACAGGTAGTGGTATAAGGGTCGTTATGCCTCAAGGCGATGTCGTGTATAAATGCACACAGTCGGGTCAGTCTTGGACAGCACATAGTCCGTTGGCTTCCAATAGTTATTTGATTCGTATGTCCGAAAGTCAAAGACCTTACTGGGCACCTGTTGCGGGTGCGCTGCTCAAAGCCAATGTGAATATAGCCGCTCCCGCCGAAGAGCAAGAAGATAAAGCCGAAGTTCATGAAACAGAGGGCGATGGTAAACCACTAACGCCCCCAAGAAAAATTAGGGATTCTGAATGGTGGTCTAAGCACGAAAAGGAAAAAGTGTTAGTCAAAGGTTTACAATTGGTTGAGAAACTTCTCAAGAGCGGGGTAGGGGCTGTAGGTCAGTCTAGCACTGGCACCATGGGACTCGGCATTGATTATGCCACGCCTATAGAATCACCCATGGGGCCTACTAATTTACATGACAAGAAGACTATGCCCGATTATGATGTAAGAGACATGGAAGAAGAATCTTCTATAGATGAAGATACTGAGTCAAAAGACAAGCCTAAACACATGACTGTGCCCACAGAGAGTGGTGTTGTAGAAATAACAGACGACTCTGCTGTTTTCCATACTTAGTTAAATAGTATGAGGGATGTCTATAGAAACGATGACAGCCAGTTTGATGTTGAGAACCTCCCCGGTTACTCACAATGGTAGCATCAATTTAATCAAGGCTGATAACGACTTGGTAATCGCTGGATATGCATCTGTTGAGATGGTAGACAAGCAAGGAGATTTGATTACCAGAGGTGCTTTGAAAAACGCATTTGGTGACTTTATGAAAGCAGACGGATTTAGAAATGTCCAACTCGCTCATTCAAATATACAAGTTGGAAGCGTTATTCCATCTTATACTGACTCTGATGGTAGAGTCTGGAAATCCGGCGTTGACGATGCTGGTATGTTCGTAGTCATCAAACTACGAGATGACATAGAAAAGGCAAGAGAAGTTGCCAAAGAAATTCGCAAAGGAGCCCTTAGAGGTTTTAGTATTGGAGGACAAGCATTCAAGAGAATGCGAAAGAGTGATGCTAGTCATGGCGACTACACCGAAATCTCCAAACTGGAACTACATGAGGTCACTATTTGCGAAAAAGGTATTAACCCGGAGGCGACATTCCGTATATTGAAGGAGGATATTGATATGACAGAAACAGATACAATGGCAGAATTGTCAAGTGTGTTAGACAGACTGAATGGCCGCCTAGACGCAATGGAGAAGGGCGAACTTGCGAAAGAAATGGATGACAAAGCCATGCCAAGGGGTCTTAGAGAACACATGGAAGACAAAAAAGATAAGAAAGACGAGGCGAAAGAAATGGCTGATGAAGATAAAGATGAAAAAATGTATGGCGCTGACCACAAAGGTATGCATGGCGAAATGGCAAAGGGTGAAGAATACTCTGATATCATTTCTAGTGAATATCTAAATTGGATGGAAAGCACTCTGAAATCTCAGGGTGTCGACATTGGCGGTGCTCGTGCACACTTCGACGGAATCTCCAAGGCTAACCTAGGAAGCACACCTGAACAAATTGGTGACGGTGCTGATTACTTCGGTGGACAAGTAAAGGGTCGAGCCCAAGAAGGCGGCTCTCCTTCTACTAACGCAGTTGGTAAACTAAACTCTGGTGGCGGCGAAGGCGGCGCTGGAGCAGTATCAAAAGGCTACTTGCACCCAAGTATAGTCTCTCCTACTGATGTAGAGGCAGCCTACGAAGTTTACAAAGCAGCGGCTCTTGAAGAACAATTCAAGCACAACCTAAGCGGCGTATTCGCTGACAGGCTAAACAAAGAACTTACTCAAGAAGCAAACGCAAGAGAGGCGGCTTCATTCGATGCAAGAACACCACTTGCTAACATCGAAAAGGCTCTGTCTGACTTGAGTAACAGAATAGACAACATTTCCAGTGCTGCTCCAGAATCACCGATTCGTAAGAGTAGTGATATGGCCAATGTAGAAATCCCATCTACTGAGGCACTTGGAAGCATGAGTTGGGATGAAGTTCACCGACTCGCAGGGAGTGTATTTACCAACTAAGGAGGAATATGAATGGCAAGAAATTATATGAGAACAGTAAATGATATGGAGCGCTACTACTACGGTGCTGGACAAAGCATGGGATATTCCTACACAGGTTCAGAACTATTGAAAGCAGATGCTCCTCTATTGAGCACAACAGCAGGAACATACCAAGCAATCTACGGTAGAAAAGTTTGGTCACAACTAAACCAAGAATTCAACGCATTTTCAATTCTACCAAAGAAACCATGGGACAGAAGTGGATGGAGAGTAGTTACTGCTAAGCCTTCCAAGACTGTTGGTGGCGGAATTGCAGAGAACGGTACACTACCAGACACAACCAAACCTACTTTCCAGAATGTTGCAGCAAAGCCTAAAACCATCGCTCACTCATTCGATATGTCTGAGGTAGCAATTTTTCTAAACGACAAAGACGACGGTCTAGGTGACATTCGTTCAGTCTTGAAAGAAGAGATGGGTAAGCACCACGCAGAGCACATCAACGACATGCTAACTGAGGATGTAACAACTGTAGCAGGTAACGACTTTGAATCACTTGACAGAATTACCACTGGTAACAACTCAATGACATCTGGAACACACTACGATGCTGGTGACGAAGACCTTTACTCAATCGACAGAAGTGCAGCCGGGAACTCTTGGGCATTTGCTGAGGATTCCGCTAACAGCAGTTCTACTAACAGAACTCTATCACTTGACCACTTAGATGAGATGTTTAGACTTATCTGGACTCGTGGTGGAAATCCAAAGGTCATGCTAACTGGATATGACACCTTGATGAGAATACAACAACTTCTACAAAGCCAACAAAGGTTCATGGAAGAAAAGAGAGTAGTTCCGACATTCAACGGTGTAAAAGGTGTTCCGGGTATGGAAGCAGGTTTCATCGTAGCAACTTACAACGGTGTTCCAATTATCCCAACCAAGGAGATGGCAAGCGACGGCATCAGCAGAATTTACATGCTTGATACTGACTACCTATACTTTAGCACTGCAAAGCCAACACAATACTTTGAGTCTGGTATTGAAACCGGAGACCCATTCGCCATTAACCGCCTCGGTCAAGAGGGACTTTACCGAACAATGGGTGAAGTATGGACAA